ACGTTCGGTTCGTCTGCCCTGCAAACCTCAACAAATGAATATTGGAATAGTCCTTTCCGTTGTCCCATCCAAAAAAGTTTTAGAACGCCATTCCTATAATTCTGATCGCCATTAAAATTACATTCGCCATCATCGTTGAGCTCAACCCAATCCCAACGAAATAGCAGATTCATATCAAAATCGGCGTCTCTATACTCGGAAATAAAATCAGACCAGGATTTAAATTTACCTAAAGTATTATTATTAAAATAGTTAACTTCATGGCAATAATAGCTATGATTCACGTCCCATAGGTGGACTTCATTGTCACTCATGATTTTAATTTCCCATAAACCATCCGATTAACCTCAACCCAATACGTAAACCAGAATTGCATGGGGAGGCCGATGAAGTAATAGTCGTAGTCGATCGATCTCATTCAAATATCCATTCGACTAATCTCCCAACAATGACGATAAATGCAATGATGCCAACGATTTCAAACCAACCCAAATTAATTTTATCGATTAACTTTAATGTAAAAAGAATTAATACTAGACCTTCAATGAAACTTATCGGATGGGTCATTTTTGTTTCCTCATCGCGCGGCCTTTCATCGCCTTATCGAGTAGATCAAGGCACATACCAAGGTGTAGGTTTGCACTCTCAATCAAATAATCATCAATCTCTGGGTCGGATTTTAATTCTGAGGTGAATGAATGCAATTTTTGAGAAATATCCATAATTATTTCTTCGTCAGATATGCTTAGTTTAGTCATTTTTGTTTCCTAAATTCGCTTCATAAGCTTGTATGTAATCAATGATTGATTCCGACCATCCATCGATATGCATCCATTTACCATAACCGACACCATTCTTGTAAGTGCCTACATTGATGATATAGCCGAGTCCATTGGGCGAGATAATTCCATCGGCTGTTTGTTCGTCCGTTATAACAATTAGTCGATCATAAGGAACTTTTTCGTTAATCGCTCGAATAGATTCTGCTAAGTATGTTCCGCCATGAGGTTGGCTACCCATCATCGCATCGCGTAGTGCAAAACCACGTCGAGGAGCAACTTGAACAATGCGATGTGAGAATGTGAAAATTGCTCCTTCTTCGCAAATTTCACGTAATAAGATTCCAAGTCCGAACCCGGCATCCATGCAGGTTGTTTCTGATTTGTTAGATAAAGGATCCATCATTGATCCTGATACATCCAATAATAGAACCGTCGTGCCAGGTAACTTTTTTTGACCTTCTAGACATTTCATCATCAGTGGCTCTAGAACATCTTCCCATTGGGGAACAATGCGCGCGGCAGTAATGAATCTGAATGGCAAAATGCGATCAACGTTTAAGGTTGCAGCATATTCGGCAATAAACTTTTTGTTTATTCCGACATCATGCATATTGCGTAGATTGCGTAGGAAGGCTAATGCGCCAAGTTTTTTCTCGGACATTAAACGTTCAAAAGATTCCTTTTTGTCTGCGCCGCCGGATAGAGCGACTTCCCAAGTATCGGGTGTAACAAGGGAGTTATTTGCCAATCGCTTCCATAACGCAGCCTGTTCGTCATCTTTTGGTTTTGCGTGCGAAAGGAACAAAACATCCCGCAATTTGACCTTATTGTCGCGATTATATTTTGCTAATTCGTATTCGTTAAATTTACGAAGCGCGCGAGCGAGGCCAATTTTTATTTGCTTGGCAATCGGCTTCTTCCCGTCTTTCCAGTACAAGCTTAGAAATTCGGTTAATTCGTCTGGGCGTTGAATGATGCGCTCAAGTAAATCCCCCATTAAACGACCACCTTTACGTGATGCAAGGGCACACGCGAGTAATAAGGGTACATGACGTAGCTTCATTTTCTCGCGCGCTTCAATGGCGATTCCAGCGACTTTTTCAAATGAAAGTTTTGAAGCTGATTCTAAGATTCGATCGACGATCGATTCACCATCTTCGTAAAATGTGTTTTCCCATAACATGCATGCCATGACGGTGCGGCGAAGTTGTTGCTCGGGATTGAGAATGCGCGCAACTGCGCCTTCGTGGGTGAACTGTTCCGCGCGAGCGGAAGTATTGATGCTAGCCATACCTATCCTTTGGTTAAAGTGGGGGAATAAACGAACACGGGTTTATATACCCATGATGTATCCGTGTTCAACGCCACCCAAAACTGATGCGGGAATAAACGAAACCGGAGCTTTCACTATTGCTCTACCACTGAGCTATTGGCTTTTCAACCAAGATGGACTCGAACCATCGACCAACAGTTTTCAATTGAAGTAACCGATTTCTTCGCCACGCAAACTTAAACTTTGCACCCTAGATATTTATGACTGCTAGGGTGCGACTTTACTTCAAAACAATTAAAGTTGCAACTCAATTCCCAATTCATTAACTGCATAAGCTTCAACGAGATCCATGTATTCTGCAAATTCCGCTGTTGAATAATCTGTTGTAGACAGCGTACTCAATTTTCCACTCGGTGTTTCTTCGTAACCGATAAACATGCCCTTAAATTCTTCATGCCAAGCTCTTGGGCTAAATTGTTTGCCATTGACCCATGCGCACTCAGAAATGCAGTTAAGAATTTTCCAGTAGCGTTTATTTTGTTTGTAATTGCGTTTCGCTTTGTGCTTTTCTACAGTGATCGATAAAGGCTTCCCTTGTTCCGACAAAACAAACCAATTGACTTTTAAGAATGCGTATAAGTTTTGGAAGGCCGCTTCATTTCGCAACACAAAGGTGCGGACAAGAGTAGTCATTAAACTTTAATTTCCAATCGAATGCCGCCGTCATTTAAACGTGCGCCAGGGATTTCGATACCTTCCTTTAGCGCTTCTCTAATTTCAATTTTATTGGGCGTTGGCGGTGGGGCTAATGGTTTCCTCATATAATTTTCTGGAATTAACTTTTCATCATAGATTTCAACTGATCGCGGAAGTTTTCTAAGCGCCATTTTTAAATACGGCGATTCTATTTTTGTAATCCCCGAATTCACCATATTTACTTCTAAGTATTTTTTGATACTTAGTATTCTCGCTACTATTCGTTCGCGGCGTTTTTCCATTCCCAATATAGCCTCATAAATAGCATCATCAGTTGCCTCTAAATTGCGGATAAACATCGCCACATTTTTCGCTTTTTCTTCAAAATCACCGGCCATGCCTTCAAGTGTGTCGGCAATTGTTTGCTCATCAAAATCGAGATTCGACAATTGCTCAGCCGCTTGCCGATATTCGGCGGCAAGCTCATAGAGGGTAATATTGCTCATGGCGCTTTCTTAGAATGGAATGTCATCGTCCGGGAATTCTGAATCAATAACTGAATTATTCATTTTAGGAATTTGTTGTTCAGGATTCGATCTTATTGCTTCAATCCATTCTGGGCTGCGCTTGATAGCTTCTTGTAGTTTCTCGTGAAATGTGGCGAATACATTCATGTCGGGCTCATCTAAGTTGAAGATGACTGAGCCATGAACCGGTGCGGGCTTAGCATTTTTCAATGCGGATGGTAAAGGAGTAATGCCCACAACATTGGTATATGCATTCCCATTCGTCTCGCTAGTGGCCACATTGAGCATACAATACGCGCCAATCAATTTTGAAACGTCGAAAGCTTTAGCTTCTTCTTCGCTGAAGTCTCGGCCACGCCATGCGGATAGATCTTTGCGCAGCGTCGCATTTTCGTGCAGGCTTACGGTATAGCTCTTACTGATTGTCAATGGCATCAACTTCCCATCAATTTCAATTGTCAGTGGTTGGCCTTTTTCATCTTCGCCAAACAGCTCCCATCCAATTTTTATTTTATGTAAAAACTTTGTTCCGTATTTTGTAGAAGATTCCTGAGTTCCGAGGTCAATCAAACTGTAGCAACGTCCAATATGCGCGCCAGATGGCACACGTTTGAAGTTACCGCCGCCACTGTCTTTTGCGATGAATCCCATTTCTCATTTCCTTTCGTATTGCCGACATTACGGGTGTCGGATGGCCCATTTAATTTTTCTTGAGATTGCAACCATTCTTCATATTGTTGCTGCTCAAGTTGTTGCTGTTGTTGCCACGGATCGGCGTCATTCATGTTTTATAAATCCAATGTTTGTTAAGTCAAGTATTTCCTTAATTCATAAACGTCCGCCGATTTTTTCTGTGGAGGTTGATCGCATTCTTTAAACTCTCTAATTACTTTTATTGCACCGCTCACCACCAATGAAATCGATATGCCATATAAGTAAAAAGCTATGAAGTATCCGATAAGATTTATATGTTTTGTCCACGCAGAATAAAAAGAAATTGATTGTATCGCCAATAGCGAAGTACATAAAATAACTATCAATGCGACACGTAATTTCACAGCGTGACCTTTGCCTTTCTCCACGACTCTTTAGCCGAATAGCCACGCTTTTTCCAATAAAAAAAATACTCAACCATTCTGGGAACATTTTTCAATATTTTCGTAAAACTCATACGGATAATCCACTTTCTGAATAAAAATGTTCTTCGGCAATTTCATCGCAATGTAATTGAATATAGTCAAACTGTTTTTTTGTGAGTAATGGAATAATGTTGATCGTGCACTCTGGTAAAAAAACACCATGAATTATTGCATAAGCTGCGGATGGCGGTTCGTCTTGTAATCCGCCTATGCGCTGCGCAACGGGTGCAATCATGTCATATTTTACTTGTACATCGATTGGCAGATTAATTTTGTCTGAGTACATTATAAAATCCTCAATTAAAATCGTTAGGGCTTGGGGTTTTTTTAGTTGACTCAATAACACATTCCAACGTTTTGATAAGAATCTCTTCGCCGTATGTGGATATAACTATGTTCACATAAACAGATAGTAAGGCATTTAAAAAAATAGAGACATCTTCTCTAGGCCAATTATCGGCTGGATATTTTTCCATTAAAAAATGGGCTATCTCAAGTTCCTTGGAATGAATTTTATTATAAAGATCATAATCGATTTCATCTGGCTGCATTATCAAATCCTCAATTGGCTCTAAGTTTAATTCCGGCAGTGGCTGAATTTAGTGCCTCGAGTAGGCATACTGGCCCCCACGTATCTAGAAATGTACCAATGGCAAAAGCCAATAGGGCTGATGCATAAATGCCAGCTTCTTTGTCGCTTTCGAAGCACGGTCTTTCGTCTACCAATCGTCCGACTTCGTTATGGACTTCTTTGATGTATTCATTTTGATTTTGCATGGCGTGCTCCTTTTTTAAGTGAGGGCTCGGCTTTGATTTTCCCGAAATATCCATCAATACTATAACGCGCACAAGCATCTAAAATAGCATCACAAGTAGATCGGTAGATGCCGTAATAGATTTTGGTGCCGCTATCATTTGTGAAGGTTAGTTTGCATGGGATCATAATTTAAACCTTCTAATTAAGGTCACGTTTGAAATCTTCAATCAATTTTTCAAGTGCTCCAATTGTTGCCTTTGGGCCAAACCACTTGCCGAAGTAAATTGAGGTCATCCCCATAAGCATTCCTGCGATAAGTTGAGGATGATGGTCGATTTCTAATTCATCAACCAATTTATCTAATCTACTTGTTAAAGCACCACATGCCGCTTCTAACATCATTTGCACATGTTTATGTGACATTTGTTTTTCATGCATCATGCAGCCCTTCTCAATAAATCGGTTTGCTCGCCAAACCTAACAATTGACTCTTTGCACCAATAAATGCGCTCGATAGGGTCACGAGGATATGGGGAGTCCATCAGCTTTTCTGCTAGTTGTTTTGTTAACTCTAATTCAATGGGTTTCGATCTAGTTGTGGTGCGATTCTGTGACAGGGTTTCAATGTTCATAAATTCTCCTTAGTCTTAATCGATTTACTTCTATTGCGATCCGACAAATTCATATTACAATAAAAAATTGTAAGTAAACTAGCAACAATAAAAAATATTTATAATTTGTTGTTTTTCTGAAACGCACTAAGCCCGATGTGCAGTTAGTATATGGCACGCGCAACAATTAAGATGCAACAAAAATTGTTGTATTCTGTTTCATTCGATCCACAAATAAAAATAAAAAATGAATGAATTAAACAAAAAATCCGAAATTTGCAAAGTAGTTAAGAAGGTGAAGGGGCAAACCAATTTGGCGCGGTTAATTGGGGTGTCTGCGCAATGCGTGCAACTCATGGTCGCTAAAAACTGGGTATCGCCCAAACAATGTCTGAAAATCGAGGCACTCAAGTTATCCACAAGAAAAAAGCTGAATCCGTGGATTTTTGACAAGAGGTATTTAAACGAAGCATTGAAAATATTGGGTTAAATCATGGACTTAGACTTGATGCGTATCGATCTCATAAAGGAGGCGGCGCGTAATGCCGCCATCGCGGGCAAATCATTAAATGATGCGTGTCCGTACCCGTGGCATAGCGATGCGGGGGTAGTGTTTAAAGAGGAATATCTGGCTCAAAAAGAGGCGTTAGGTGCTGTGCTAAATAGTTGGGGGAAGTGATGGCTCTCAGGAAACTTCCCTGGTTTCGTATGTACGCAGAGTTCGCTACTGATGCGAAAGTTCAGATCATGCCGGAGGTAATGCAACGTCGGTTATTGATGTTATTTTGCCTCCGTTGCAGTAACGATCTTGTAACGTTACAGTGTAACGAGATCGCGTTTCAACTACGAATTTCTGATGCTGAATTGGCGAAAACGAAAGCGCTTTTTTTGCGCCAAGGATTCATCAATGACGATTGGGAGATACTCAATTGGGAGCAGCGGCAATTTTCGTCAGACTCAAGCGCAGAAAGGGTTGCAGAGCATCGGCGAAGAAAAAAAGAACAAGAAAAAAAAGATGTAACGTTACAGTCACGTTCCTGTAACGCTATAGATACAGATACAGAAACAGATAAAGAACAAAAGACTCTTGGCCAAAATTCGATCGGATTTTCAAAATTTTGGGCGGCTTACCCGAAAAAAAAATCAAAGGGTGCCGCCGAAAAAGCATTCAAATCGATCAAACCCGATGCGCAATTGCTCGAAGCGATGCTCAAGGCGATCGAGCGCGCTAAAATCTCGCCGGATTGGCTCAAGGATGGGGGTGCATTCATCCCGCACCCTGCAACCTGGCTGCGCGCCAAGGGGTGGGAGGACGAATTTACCGCACCGATTCCAAAGGGTCAAGATTCCTCAAAACCCTGGTTTGACACGGCTTCCGGGGTAATTAACCGGGGTGCAGAGTTGGGGTTGACGATTGCTGACGGCGAGCCATTCCCACACTTCAAAGCCCGTGTTTACAAGGCTGCGGGCTGGGGGCCGTGGGTCGAGCGTGAGCTGGATGCAGCGCATCGAGTTAATCCAGATTTTGCGGCGAAGGTTGAGCGGTTTTACGAGGAGATTCGACCGTGACTTTTGCACAGAAAACCAAAAAACTGGGGTTGTCTGTCCTCGAGGAATCGATTTGGGTTCAATTTAAGGCATCAAAAATCGATCTTCCGGTACGGGAACATACCTTTGCCTACCCGAGGCGTTTTCGATTCGATTTTGCGTGGCCTGAGCGAAAGTTGGCGGTCGAGTGTCAGGGGGGGATTTGGCGACCCGGAGGGGGTGCTCATAGTCGTCCTGCAAACATCGTTCGCGACAACGAAAAATCGAATCTTGCGGCTGCACTCGGTTGGAAAGTGTATAAATTCGATATGAATGACATCAAATCTGGACGTGCATTACAAATTATCGAGGATGAATTAAAAAAATGACTAAATCGAAGGCAGAATTAAAAATAACGTTGTTGAATGCAAAAATTCGTGCGGGGGTGCGTCGAAAATTAGCGTCTGAAGGATTTAATTCGCCAACAGCCGAAGTTTCGGATTTGTCAAAAACAATTGCGCGATTGCGGGGAATTAAAATTCCAGATACGGTGTCTGAACGCATGGCTTTAATTCGTGGGTATATGGATAATGAATTTGGCGCGGAATTAGAACCAATTAAACCATTGGCTGGGTACGATAAGAAATTACGCAAAATTGCAGAAATTTGTGAGTTATCCCGATGAGCGATGAAATTGAGAATTTACATTTGAAGCAATTGCAATTTCTGTTGAAGGATGAAATTTATAATTGGGTGCGTTGGGGAAGGATGCATGTCGGTGCGCCCAGGAAAATTAAATGTGTGTTGGGGGATTACTATCAAGCACGGGTAGGGGATGTGTTTGATGGAGAGGAATCTAGCCCGTTAGAAGCGCGCTTAGCGCCGATTGCCATCCAAAGGGCTGAGGAATTGAATGATCGCATCAATCGGCTTGCCGCGCGTCCTAAGCAAGCGTTTGTGATGTATTACCTAGATCGGGTTGCCATCGCCGGCAAAGTGATCCATGTTGCAAAAAAAGCAGAGCGAGCGAAGTTATTGGGCGTGGGCGAGCGGCAGTATCAAAACATTTTGCGTGAGGCGCTTAAGACGTTGGCGCGGACGATCGTTTCTCCGACGACGAGAAAATATTAATCTTGTTGGCTGGCATCATCTAAATTTCTCCGCAAATGTTTTTCGATGATGTCGGCTAAATGCAAAGAATCATCCCAGTCATTATCGCCATACTCATCACAAATATCACGCAAAACCGCAATCGCTTCCGATCTTTCAAGAATCAATGACGCAAATCTTTTATCATCACCGATCAAATGTTGATGACACAATCTCAGCATATGCCGCCATGCAGCATCACTCCCCAATTCAAAATTCAATTCATCAATCTCATTCATGGCATCAAATCCTCATTAACAACTTGCGTAATCTCATTCCAAGCGCGCGTAAATCGTTTTTCTGACTCGGGATCAAGCGGCATAGAGTCTACAATGCCATAGATGACCTCTAGTGCATTTTCCATTCGATTCACACAGCTTGCGATCGATGGCCTTTGTGGTGGGAGTGAGTCGGTATCGCACAGTTGATTGCATACAGGGCAACGTCTGTCTTTTGTTTCGCTGTAAGTGCGGCGTGCGACGTATAATCCTGCGGGCTTAACATCAAACATCTTTGCCGCAGTTTGTACGTTTTCATGTGGGTTAGCGTCTAGCCAATCGAGCGCTTGACGAGTTTTTGATTTATTCATTATTTTTATTATGTTACCAATTAGCCAAATTAACCAAATTCATGTTACGGCCTTAGCGCAACCGCCAATCAATGCGCCGCAACCTATATTATCGATATTGGTGGTGAGCGCGCCTTTAATTAAGACTGTTTCTGGCCCAAGTATATTTACGAGACTTATTCGGCAGTGGGATGCGGTTCTTGATGCTCAGGAGGAATCGTCTGATGAGTAATTGTTACCGTTAAAGTGCCCAAATAACATTTAAGCTGTGCGAGAAATAGTCCTAAAAATGGAATGCATAAAAGAAGTTTCCAATCGAAAAGGGCAGCAAATGGAATGATTGCTTGTGCTGCGATTGTGGTTGCGTAAAGCCATTCTAATACTGCATCTAAAAAATTAGTTTTCATTTGTTGTTTCTCAAATTTCATTTCTTTTGTCATTTTGTGCGCTCAATCTCAGAAATTATGTGAATAATTTGTTGTTGGTGATCTTTAAGTAAATTGGTCATATAGTCGATGTATCTTTCATCGCTCATAATGCCGCCGTCATTATCTCTACGATGCACGTCTAGCCAATGCAAATCACCTACACGTTGTTTAAATTGAGCGCTTAAATCGTTGAGAACGTTACCCAATGGTGTGCGATATTCATCTATTGCTATTATTTTATCCAATTGTTTCATTCACCCTCTCAAATTCAGAAATAACGACGGCCATTTGTAATTGATGGGCGATTAGGGCGTCTAATAAGTGCTGACGAATTTCTTTTTCGTCCATCGGATTGCCCAATCTATTTTGATCCCCTGGTTTTGCCAACATGAATTTAAGCCCTAAGTAACTAAGATGGCGGCCGAGATTACATAATGTGCCATATCCAGAAACCTCGCGCCCATTTAGTTTTATATCAATGTCCATTTCATCTCCTCTCAAAATCCGAACTAACGATCAATTCAGGATCATCAATAATTCGCCAATGTTGTTTAATTGGTTGCGGTAATGCTTTCTCCATTTTCGGGGGGTTAAGAATTGCATCAATTTTTAATAAAGTATCGATGAATTCTTTTTGCAATCGATTGACTTTGGGTATCTCACGAATCTTGTTTAGTTTATCGGGAGGTGCCCATCTGACTTTGCGCGTGGGATTACAAAAATCAAGTGCGGTAATGGCTGGCGTCTCACGATGCTTGCGAACGTGCGAACAAAATGTAATCGCGCGCTTATAAAGTGATACCCAGGGCATCATCGGCTTTCGAGATTCATTCGCTCGCGCCATTGCTGCGAACTCAGCACGGACGGCGTAGAATTTTGGGATGTGGAAAGTTGTGGATAGGCGGTTGATGGATTTCATTTTTACTCCAAATAAATTTGAGGCGTGGCATCCCTTGAAAATTACCGTTTAATTCTAGATGGTTCGTGCTCATTTTGTTGCGATTCCGCAAGAGATTCCCAAAATATGTGCCATTGAAATATCTCTCGATCAGCTAAACTCAAAAATGACCCATTGTCGATTGGTTGGTTAGCCATGACCGACAATACGGGTTGCGGTGAATTGGCATTGAGCGCATTAGCCACGGATTGTGCATCGTGCGTCATGGCGGCTGATCTGATTGGCAACATGGTTTGCTCCCTCTCCTTGGTTTGTGCTGCGTTAGTATGATTAGATATTATCATACCAAATCGGAAGTGCAATAGCTTTGACGTAAAAATGATACGTGGGTGTTAAAAAATAATAAATGACTGTTTTTTTGGCAATTTGAAGAAGATTTCTCTGCAAAATCTCTGCAATTACTCTGCATTTTTGCAACATTCAACTGCGCCATGTGATTCTTATTTCAACCCAACTCAAAAAAGTCAATACATTTTATGTATTATTACAACAAAATAATATTTATTTTCAATTGCCGTTTTTGAGCTAAAAACTAGATTAGATTTGATAAAATCGACCGTTAGTTAGTACTCACTTACGTGACAAGTCTTATGGGGACTGGGTTTATGAGTGAATACGAGGTTGTTAAGCTGATTGTGTATATCGTGATCGGGGCATTGATTGGGATATGGAGCGTTAAGAAATGAGCGAGATCGATAGTGTGTACGCAAGAATTGCATTTGCGATTACTCAGCTTGAAGATGTTGTTCTGGATGAAATTCGGAGCGAAGCGTTATCAATCCTCGATAAGGTGCGGATAGTTGAGTTTCTGAATCGCGTCATTAATTTTGAATTGGAATTCAGCATTGATAGAGCCCGCTCGTTAGAGAAAGCTGCAAAAATAATCAATAGCGATGTAGAGCAGCGGTAGCTCGACTGTCTCATAAACAGTAGGTCGGCGGTTCAAATCCGTCCATCGCAACCAAAATAAGTGAGAATTTATGAGTTCGCTGCAAATCGCGGCTATAGGTTGTTTAATCGTGGTCGCAATAACGGTTGTTTTCGTTTGTGGGGTTGAGGTCGGCGAAATAATTTTTGATTCGGTTACGATGAATGCTAAAAAATGAGTGAGCTAGATGACCGACGCAAGAAAAACAAGCGTGAGATTTTTGATCGAGCGTGGGAAAAATCTGCACCCATGACGATGCATCTTGGCGATGCCGATGTGGTTGAGGGTGTTAGGACATTGATTGATTTCGCGGTTGGCTCTAGAGTTTTATCGGAAATAATTAAGATTTGCCCATTTGTCAGGCAACTAAACACACGCGGCACGCTCATTTACATCTGCGCGGATGATCCAAATAATGCTGAGCAGCAAGATGCTGTGCGACAAATTGCAGACATTTGCTTTGGTAATCAGCTTACGTATAAGATCGAGTCATAATGGACATATTCAGCACTTTGGCTGGCGTTGGGATTGGGGAAATATTTGGGTCTGCGTATCAGCGTGGTACGTTGCACTCAGCAAGTACCCAGGCGGCGGCTCGCCAATTCGACGAGATGATACAAAACGCAAAACTATCCCAGTTGCGAGATTTAGCCGACCGCGATGCAGCGCGTAATGGCAATCGGCAAACATGCGCAAACCCAAATTACCGCGATGATGGCGTGATTGACGTTGAGTTTCGCGAGATATGTGACGAATTAAAATTGATTGATGAATAAGCTTAACCCATTGCATTCATTACTCGTGCCGTATGTGCCTAAGCCAAAAATTGTAAAAAACTCACGTGATGAATGGGAATGTTTTTCACGCAACATCAGCGGCTTTGGTAAAACAGCGCAATTAGCTTTTAAAGATTGGCGTTGGAAATTTGAAACAGCATTGATGGATAAAGCGCGACAGTCGGTAACTGGTATGCGATTTACAAATTGGTAAATTATTAAATAAGAGTAACGAAATAACTGAGCGCCTACGGGCGCTTTTTTTATGCCCAATCTAGGTAGATATGACCCCCAAGGAAAAGAAGTGTTGCGAAGAATATTTGATCGATCTCAACGTTACGCAATCGGCAATTCGCGCAGGATATAACCCAAGAAGCGCTCACGTTGCTGGTAGTCGAGTGTTGTCTAAGCCAGAATGTAAAGCGTATGTGCAATCGGTGATGAATGCGCGTGCTAAACGCACGAACATCGATCAAGACGCCGTGTTAAACGAGATTGGTAAGTTAGCGTTCAGCGACGTTCGCTCGATATTTGACCAAAACGGCAATTTGTTGCCTGTGCATCTATTGCCTGATGCAGTCGCTGCGTCTATTTCAAGCATCGATGTTGTTTCATCGCAAAAACCTGGTCGCGATGCTACCGTCATTGAATACACGAGCAAGATCAGATTTTGGGATAAGCGCGGTAGTTTAGAGTTGTTGGGTAAGCATCTCAAGATGTTTACGGACAAGCACGAGATTACCGGCAAAGACGGCGAAGCTCTAAAAATGGAAGCAACGATTACTCTAACCGCCGAAGAAGCGTACAAACGCATGCTCGATGGCGCGTCTTGATTGGTTTGATTTCCATGCGCCTGATTATGAGCGCGTGTACGCAACGCGAGCTGCGCGGTTATTAAAGATTCGCGCTGAGCCGGATTTGGTTGCTGGTCTTAAGCTGCATTACAAGGATAACCCAGTTGATTTTATTACTGACTGGGGCATGACGTTTGATCCGCGCAATGCTGAGATTGGATTGCCGACGATCATCCCGTTTGTGCTGTTTGATCGGCAGATTGAGTTTATCGATTGGGTTGTGGCGCGTTGGCGCGGGCGAGAAGATGGCCTTGCGGAGAAGTCCCGCGACATGGGGGTATCGTGGCTATGCGTTGCGATTGCGGCTTGGATGTGGTTGTTTTATCCGGGCACTGTTATTGGATTCGGGAGCCGCAAGGAGGAATACGTCGATAAGCTAGGCGATCCAAAGTCACTGTTTTGGAAAGTGCGCCAGTTTATTGATTTGTTGCCTATTGAGTTTCGGCCAAAGGATTACAACGAGCGCACGCATGCGTTGCATATGCGCATCATCAATCCTGAGACTGGTTCTGCGATTGTCGGGGAGGCCGGTGACAACATTGGGCGCGGTAACCGTACATCGATCTACTTTAAAGACGAGTCGGCATTCTATGAGCGCGCTGATGCGATTGACGCTGCACTCTCGCAAACATCGAATTGCAAAATTGATGTGAGCACGCCGAACGGTAACGGCAATGCGTTTTATCGCAAGCGCCACGGCGGCAAGCACAAGGTATTTTCGTTTCGTTGGACGCAAGACCCACGCAAGGGTCGCGAGTGGTACGAAAAGCAAAAAAACGATCTTGACCCCGTGATCCTCGCGCAAGAGGTTGACATTGATTACAACGCATCGGTATCTGACGCGTGGATTAGTGGCGAACTCGTAATTACCGCGCAAGATACTAAGCCGGCTGACATCAAAGTTATGGGTGGCTGGATTGTTGGCGTTGATGCTGCTCACTTCGGCGACGATGAAAGCGTGATCCATTTACGACGCGGGCGCTTGAATTTAGAGCAAGTCGTGCGTCGGCAATTAGATGGCATCCAATTAGCAGGCACAGTCGAAGAAGAATGCCGCAGGCTTGAAGCATCGCTGGGTGAAATACACGCGATTGTGATTGAGCTGGATGGTCCAGGTGTGTCGTGTTATGACCAATTATGCAATGGCCGTTATCGCAGCCGCGTATTTGGTGTACATACCGGCGCGCGCGAAAGCGATGGTCAAAACTATAACCTGCGCGCAAAGATGTGGCGTGCGGCGCGCGACTATTTACGCAACAGCCCGGTGTGCATGTTTGAAGAGCCTGAAATTAGAGCGCAATTGGGCTCAGTGAAGTACAAATTTAAAGACGGGTTGCTACTGATGCAATCCAAAAAAGAATACAAAAAAGATTTCGGACGCTCACCCGATAGAGCGGATGCGTTTGTTTTAACTTTCGCCGCACCCGATAACTACATGGATGATTACGAAGACGATCAGCCATCCAAGTACGCCAACGCACGCAACTCAATAAGCGGATATTAAATGATACCAATGCATGATGATGGTTTGATGGTTGCTGAGGATATGCCGGGCGACGAGTCCGCCAATGATTACGGTGACGATCAACAGTCGCAAGAGCAGTTGCCCGTTGAAAAGCTTATGCAGTTCATGGATTCAGCCAACATCGCGGCCGATCTCGACAAAGATACGCTCAATAAGATTGGTCAAGAGGTATTGCGCGGTTATGACACCGACAAAGGCACGCGCGCGGATTGGGAGAAAATGACCAATGCTGCAATGGATTTAGCATTGCAGGTAAGTGAGCCTAAAACGTTTCCTTGGGTTAACGCGGCAAACATTAAATTCCCACTCATTACCGTTGGTGCAATTCAATTCAGCGCGCGCGCATATCCGCAGATTGTTAAAGGCTCTGAAGTTGTCAAAGGTGAAGTGTGCGGCCCCGACGAAACTGGCGAAAAAACAGAGATTGCTAAGCGCATCGGTAATCACATGTCCTACCAATTGCTTGAGCAAATGGAAGAATGGGACGAAGATACCGATAAGCTATTGCTGCAACTCGCAATCGTAGGCTGCGCGTTTCGTAAAACGTATTTCGATACATCGCTTAATCGCAATTGCTCGGCTCTGGTGTCCGCCAAGGATTTAGTTTACGATCACAAGGTTAATTTCCTTAATCAGCGTCGTATTACCCAAGAGATTCGGTTATTCAAAAACGAAGTGATTGAGCGCATGCGTTCAGACATCTTTGTTGAAGTCGAATTTACTGGATCGACGAGTACCAATAGCGAAGAAGACGAACAATTGTTGTTTCTAGAACAGCATTGTTGGTACGATTTGGACAAAGATGGTTACAAAGAGCCGTATATTGTCACTGTGCTGCACGAAAGCGGACAAGTTGCGCGCATTACGGCTCGCTATGATGCAGATGGCATTATGCTCAATCGCCGTGGCGAAGTGGCTCAAATTAACCCTGTCCCGTACTACACAAAATACGCGTTTTTCCCTAACCCTGATGGTGGGTCTTACGATATTGGGCTTGGTATTTTGCTTAACCCGATCAACGAGGCGGTTAATGCGTTAACCAATCAATTACTCAATGCGGGTACATTGGCGACGACATCAGGCGGATTTATTGGTAATGGACTGAAGATCAAGGGCGGCCAAATGACGTTCACGCCAGGCGAATTTAAGCCCGTGGACAACAAAGGCCAAAGCATTGCCGATAATATCTATCATATGCAGTTCCCAGAGCCATCACGGGTATTGTTTGAGCTGCTTGGAATGTTGATTGACGCTGGCCGCGATATTTCATCGACAAAAGATATTTTGTTGGGTGAAAGCCAAGGCGCTAACGCATCACCGACCACCACACTCGCTTTAATTGAGCAAGGCCAAAAACTATTCAGCGCGATTTATAAGCGCGTTTATCGCTCGCTAAAACAAGAATTCAAGAAGCTATTTCGACTCAACAAGTTGTACATGAAGCCTGAAGAATATTTCAGGTTTAATGGCGAGCTCAATAAAGTCGGACTCGACGATTATCAAAGCGATGAAATGTCGATTGTGCCTGTGGCCGATCCTAACGTTGCTTCGGATGCTCAGACACTCGCTAAAGCTGAAGCGATGATGAAATTTCTTGGCGATCCATTCTTTAATCAATACGAATTGCGCCGACGCTATCTCGATGCGTTAAAAGAGAGCGCAATCGACAAGTTATTGATGGAAGAGCCACCCAAACCGCCTCAAGACCCGAAAGTATTAGAGGCTTTGGGTAAAATGGAGCTCATGAAGCATGAAATGGAGCAGAATATTAAGGAATCTGATGCCAGAATCGATAAAATGGCCGAAGAGCGCATGAAAATCGTAGTCGATACAGCTAAAACACAAGCTGATACGATATTAGCGTTGGCTCAAGCCGAGGCGCAAGAGATTGGCACACAAATTCAAGGGTACTTAGCGCAATTGCAAGCGTTAACTACTCAGGCAGATATTAAGGCTCAACAAGCCGCATTAAGCGAGGATTCAGAGGATGGCAATGACGCAGGAGGAGTATCAGCGATGGGTGGAGAACCCACTAACCCAGAAATTCCACCAATTTCTCCTGGATTGCCGGCAGGAGCTGATGGAGGCATGGGCGTCGGGGGCATTCCAGAAGGGGGCGGCGGAATCGATAGCGCTGAGCAATACGGAGGCGCTGGCGATGGCGCAATCGTACCTGGAAATAGTTAATTTAGACGCTGATTCAATTACTGAGTTTTATGCAAAGTCTCGCATTGTTGCTGATGATGTATAGTCGCGGTTTTAGGGAGATTAAATGAAAACGATCCAATTGTTCGATGCAATTAAAGAAATTGCAGAGAGTGCCTTAGCGCTACAAAATAAAGACGTGATGGATGTTTCATTGCGCAGAATTGTTGCGCTTGTTGATGATGTGCATAACGCTGATTTGCATTTTGAAACAATTGGTGGCGTTCCGCGCGAGATTATTGCGAACTGGAACTCACAAGGAGGCGCAATTAGATTCGACACAACAAATTTAGTGCATCCTGATGGCGATTTGCATGTTGGCGGGATTCAAGATGTAAAGCTTGAGCCTATTGCAAGTCGTGGTTTGCGTGGTTTTAACGATATGAATGCGCCCGCTTTATTTGAGAAACAAGATGCAGAATCATCCGAATCAATCGCATTGCCCGTAATTTCGGGAACATCCGAAACAACTGGGTGTTATGAATTCACACATAGTAATTTCGTGTTTAATGAGAGTGCATTACATGTGCACCCGAAGATTGCAGGACTTGATAATCTACCCGGAAATGGCCCACATTGGATGTCGGAAATTTCTAATCCAGAAAAAACCGGATTATTTATTTCCGAAACGAATCCAGAGGAGTTTTACATTAAACTCGACAAAGAGATTGTCGATGTTTCACGTGAAGCAATTTCGATTGATGATCGATTGGAATTGATTGAGGAATTAAAAAAAGAGTGTGATCTGCAAAAAATGGTAATTTAGTTAATGGAAAGTAAGCCTATCGATCTAACTGAGTCCAGCTTAGAAAAGCTTGTTGAGGAATTAATTAAAAATCGTGGGAGAATTTTCCAAAAGCCAACGCATGTTATATACGCTTGGAATCAAGAAGAGGGTAGGTATTTTTTAAAAGGTTTTACGTCAATTGAAAGAGATAGCGCCAATGAGTGAAGTCAAGCAAATCGTAATGAACGGCAAAGCATGGCAGCCGACTGAATTTAAAGTTTTGGTGTTGCCTGATGAGACCGAAGAAACTGACGACGTAATTAAACGTGCGAAGGCTTCTGGTATGGAATTGCCTAAAGAATTTTTGGAAAAACAACAAGATAAACAGGTTACTGGCACAATCATCGCTGTTGGCGGTCGTGCATTCGAGGATTTTAATGAGCCCAATCTTGTTGTGGGTGCTACCGTCTATTACAACCAATGGGCGGGCAAAGTCTGGATCGCGGACGATAAAACTGAGTACCGCTTGATTCTCGACAAAGACATTTCGGCTGTTGCGGTTTATTGAAGCTGTATGAGCGATTTTTCATCTGAGGAATTGGCGATCGAGAAATACATTGAGACTGGCCGAGTTGTTGGTGATCCTACTGTGCATCACAAAAGCGTTTCTGGTGAATACTACGAAACCATTGCTGTTAGTGCTCGTAGTTTGGATCAAGCAATTGACTTATTTAGAAATGTATTTATTAAATACACTATGGACAAGGTCGGCGTACTCTATTGGCGTTGTAAGCCAAAAATAAGATTTGAAAAAGAAAAGGGGATTGGCGATTCTTTTTTTGTTAGAGCACGTCTCTTAATTTCTGATAAGCCAGTGATTATCGATTCAGAGCCATAGTAAGCCATTACAAGTTTCACCAAGTCAAAGCACCTTCGGGTGCTTTTTTCATTTCTAGAGGGAGTTTATGTTTACAAAACAATTTAGGTATTGCGTAGCAGCTAGTGAAGATGGTGAAGGTGCAAATGAAGCGCCTGAAAGTAAAGAGAGTCAGGACGAAGATAAAGACGATACTCCGCAGTCGATCCCAAATGAAGTGCAAGAAAAAGCACGTCGCATGGGATGGACGCCAAAAGAAGAATGGAAGGGCGATCAATCGAAGTGGCGTGATGCCAAAGACTTCGTAGAGCGTGGTGAAACGCTAATTCCAATTCTTAATAAGCGTGTCAAAGATCAAGAGAAATTGATCGGTGAAATGCAGCTTTCGATCAAAGAAGTTGCGGATTACTACTCAAAAACCGAAGAACGTGCTTATAAGCGCGCGCTTAAAGAGATTGAGCAAAAGCAAGTTGCGGCTGTAGCGGCAGCCGATACAAACGCATTCATGGCTGCAAAGCAGGAAATGGATGAGCTTGAAAAGACGCGCGCTGCACCGCCGAATGTGGCGAACCCTAGCGACCGCGATTTAGAGCGGTGGTTAGAAGACAACCCAGCATTTAAGACTGAACGTATTGGCAGCGTTGCCTACACGATAGGGCAGCAATTACGCGAACGCGGCAATAACAAAAATGGTCGCGGATTCTTGGATGACGTGGCGGCTGAAGTACAACGCAATTACCCCGAATTTTTCGAGACCAAACAAGAAAACAAGCGTCGTGAAGCTCCGCAAGCGGTTGAAGGGTCAACGCCGCCTAAGAGCGGTGGCGGCAAGAGTTTCGCCGATATGCCTAAAGAAGCGCGCGACACCTGTGAGCGCTTTGAAAAGTTGCACGGTATTAAACGAGCTGATTACGTAAAACAATATTTTGAGGGAGTTTAATCATGGCACTAGAACCAAGAATGCCGCGTGAGGAAGAGCGTAGCGAAGATAGGGATGCAGTTAAGGGAAGTCGGGCAGAGCGTGTGCCATTGGGTACCGCTAAATCACGGTTAAATTTTAAGCCGCGAAAAGGTTATGTAAGACGCGTAATTAATGACGTGGAAGGGCGTTTACAAATTGCACAAGAAGGTGGGTATCAATTTGTAAGCGATCCGACTATCAATCTCGGCACAACGGACATCACAAATGAAAACTGTGATCTTGGATCAAGAGTGAGCCGCGTGGTTAACCCATCTAGCGGCACCAAAGGTTATTTGATGGAAATCAAGGAAGAATTTTACAAGGAAGATCAAGCAATGAAAGCGCGCGCCATCAAAGAGACTGAGGACATGATGCGACGCGGCGCACACGCGGATGTTGATGGTCGTTATGTACCAAAAAATGGCGGCCTAACCATCGAAAAACAATAAAACTTATGGAGTATTCAAATGGCAAATGCAAATACCCCAATGGGGGCTCTGCCTGTTGCACATCGCAACGGCGCGCCTTACAACGGGTCAGTTGGCACTTATTCCACGGCTTCTGGTGATGGCACTCAATTATGTATTGGTGACTTCGTTAAGTTGGCGGGGACGGCTCAAACTTTAGCGGGACGTGTTATTCCCGATGTGACGCGCGCTGCAACTGGCGACGTTATTGTCGGTGTGATTACTGGCGTTAAGCCGGTTACGCAAGACAGCACGATCTATCGCGCAGCTTCGACGATTCGTGAGGTTTACGTTGCTGACAATCCTGAATTGGTTTTTGAGATTCAAGAAGGTAGCTCGGGTACCGCATTAGCTGCAAACGACGCAGGTCTGAACATTGACTTTGTGGTCGCTTCAGGTAGCACGGTCACCGGCTTTTCGGGTACGCAATTAAACAATGCAACCGAGGCAACAACCAACACGCTTGATCTTCATTTAATTCGCCCAGTTCCGCGCGATGACAATGCAATCGGGTATTCATGCAAGTGGTTGGTGACAATTAACCGTCATCAATACTCTAACCAAGTAGCGGGGGTGTAATCATGGCTGGAATTATCAATACGGGTACTCATCCCAAGGCGTTATGGCCTGGCGTAAAGTTAATGTTCGGGATGGCTTATCCGAATCGCGACGAATATGCTGACCTGGTTACGATGGCAACGTCGGACAAAAACCGTGAAGAAATGGTTCAAAACGATGGCTTCGGTTTGGCTTCGATCAAAGAGCAAGGTGGTTCAATTGCTTACGATGCAGACGCTCAAGCTGGTACCGCCATCGCCTACCATTTAACTTATGGTTCTGGCTATGCCATCACGCGTGAAGCGATTGAAGACAACCAATATGAGAAATTAGCGACCGATCGTGCTAAATCGCTCAAAAAAGCGATGATCGAAAGCAAAAATATCGTAGTCGCTAACTGGTTTAATCGAGGCTTTGACTCGAATTACACTGTTGGTTGGGATGGTCAACCATTGTTCTCGGCATCACATCCTTCGCAAGCGGGTAACCAAAGCAATTTATTGGCAACCCCAGCCGATTTGTCCGAAGCTTCGTTAGAAGATTTGGTCATTCAAATTGGTGGTGTGACGGACGGTCGCGGTATCAAGATGACATTAAAACCACGTAGCTTGCATATTCCACGTCAATTGGAATTTGATGCCACGCGCATTTTAAAGTCGCTCTTGCAAAACGATACGGCCAACAATGCTGTAAACGCGATGCGTGTGAATGGAACCTTCCCAGAAGGCTTCAAGATCAATCACTTTTTCACCGATCCTGATGCTTTTTTCATCAAAACCGACCTGCAAGCGGGTGGTTTGACGTTATTTCAACGTCGCGCACTTGAATTTGTGCAAGACAATGACTTCAACACTGAAAATGCATTGACCAAGAGTACCGAGCGTTATGGTATTCAAATTGGTGATTGGCGTGAGTGGTTTGCTTCGGCAGGCGCTTAATTAAGCAGTAGTAAAACAGAAGTGTCGGTTTAGTCCGACGATTTAGAGGGGCACTCATTTGGGTGCCCCTTTCTTTTTGGAGAAATTAAAATGGCTGCAACATTATCCTCAAGTTTTCCTGGCGGTTTCGCCAATGGCTTACTTGTTCGCAATGTGCCGTTAGCAGTTTCAAACCCAGGTCGTGTATTTTGGGTTTATAACGGTACTGCACTGCAACAAGGGCAACGCGGTGGGTCAAATGGCAATAAAGGCACTTATGACTCGCCTTTCGCAACTATTCTTTACGCAGTCTCGCAATGCGTTGCAAACCGTGGCGACATTATTTATGTTAAGCCTGGACATGCAGAAACGATTGCGGATGCAACTACGTTGATTTTGTCGGTTGCCGGTATCACTATTATCGGACTCGGTGCGGGCTCTAGTCGCCCCACGCTGACATTTAGTACAGCAACCACGGCAAATATCCCAGTCACCGCCGCTAATATCGCGGTAATTAATATTTTGCACAAAGCCAACTTCGCAGACATTGTTTCTGCTTATACGGCAACTGGCACGAATACACCGACCGACTTCTTGCTCGATAGCTGTGAATTCCGTGATGGTTCTTCGGTGCTGAATTTCATTAAAACATTCACTGGTAATGCTACGGCGAATTCGATTGACGGATTTACCTACAGCAACAACAAGGTGTTTGGGTTGTCGACTACGGCTGCATCACAGGCGGTGATTGTTGCCGCTGCTACCGATCGCTGTAGTTATTTGGACAATTTCGTTGTCTACCCAGTACTGAATGACACTGCCGCTCTGGTTGATTTTGGTGCGAACAATCAAACCAATCTGAATATGGGTCGCAATAAAGTGTTCCGTCCTAGCACGAGCACGACGGGCGGTTCATTGTTCAGCGGTGGCAGCACGGGATCTACAGGCTATGTCTACGATAACTATTCATGGCATTTGGACAACTCAGCCGGCTTATTGGCTCCTACCGGAACGAAACTCGGTTTCCAAAACAACTACTGCATGATTACAGGTGCAGCCGATAAATCTGGGTTGATTAACCCAGCAGCCGTTTAATTCTACGAAGGAAAATATCATGACTTCAGATTGGTTTTTAGAACAAGCCCGCTTGGGTAATATGTTTCATGCCTGCTCAACTGGCGCGGTAACGCTTTCAACGGTTAGCGCAACATGCACAGGTTTGGCATTGAGCAATCCTTACGGTTCCGGCAAACGTCTGGTTGTCGCGCAAGTACGCTTCGCGCCATCGACTGCACCGGCTGGTGCTGCGGTGGTTGGACTTGCCGTGAGCCCCGCAGTGAGCAATACGGCGGTAGTACACACTACGCCGGCTGTTATTCAACCCGCTTTGACTTACGGTAGCAATATCAATGTCGGCGTTGGTCAAGTGGATGCTGCGGCGACGTTGCCTGCTGCGCCTGTTTGGCTTCGTCCATTGGGTAGCGTGGTTGCCGCAAGTTCGATTACGCCTGCGATGTATGTTGACTATACGAATGGTGAAATTATTCTGATTCCTGGAACCAGTATTTCGTTGTCGTATTTGACAACTGCCGCAGTTGGTATCGCTTCAATTACTTGGGTCGAAATCGACGAATAATGCATTTACAAGGGGGTAATTCCCCTTGTTTTGGCATTTTTACCCCTTATTAGGAGCGATTTTAATGGCTAACACAGTACAAATCACCAAAACGTTGGATGGTGATCGTGGCATCGTATTTCACGTTTTTATTCAAAGCGACGGGGTAACTGGCGATTTATCGGATGTTGTTTTGATTGATCCAACGACATTGGTACCGCCTACCGATTCTTCACCATCGCTGACGATTGAAGAGCTTTGGTATGACTTGTCGGGATTCAACGCAGTTTTGTCATTCGATGATTTAGTTGAAGGCACGCCGGTATGGGCTCTATCACAAGGCAATCATTCGCACGTTGAATTGCGCACGATTGGCGGACTAAAAGATCGATCCTCGCAAGATGGTAATGGGAATTTACAAATCACGACTTACGGCTTGCAATCAGTGGGCGATGCTGGCGTGATTGTGATTAAAGCGCGCAAGGATTGATGTGAAGTCGTATTTAATTCTTGGCGATCACAATGCAATTTGTGACGTTTGCGGATTCCAATACAAAGGCAGTCAGTTGAAAAAAAGGTGGGATGGTGCGCTAGTTTGTCATAAAGACTTCGAGCAGCGCCATCCTCAAGATTTTGTGCGCGCGGTTCCTGAACGTCAATCAGTTCGGGATGCGCGACCATTGCCTGAGCTGGTATTTATTACTGGTAATGGCCCTACTGCGGATGATCTTTAATGGCAACGAGCGGGAATTACGGGTTTACGATTAGCACGCTGGATATTTTAAATCAGGCGTATAACGCGACTGGTCTTTATGGACAAGGGAAAACCCTAAGCACATTTGACACTTCCAACGGCAAGACGAAGCTTAACCTGATGATTTATGCCTGGCAGCAACAAGGCATTCATTTGTGGGCGGTGCAAGAGGGAACACTGTTTTTGGTTGAGGGCCAAGAGACTTATAGTTTAGGCCCAACGGGGGATGATTGCACGCTGGATTATGTGAGTACTACGTTATCGGCGGATTCTGCCGCAAGCGATACCACCCTTAATTTAACGAGTACAACGGGGATGAGTGCTAGTGACAACATTGGCATTATTCTTGATGATGGTACTTTATTTTGGACTACGATCGTTGGTGCGCCAGGTTCACCAACAACTATAGCGGCAGGATTGCCTAGCGAAGCATCTGATGGTGCCGTCGTATTCACCTACACTCCCGCCGATACCATTCAAAGACCAACACGTTTAATTGACGGCACGATTTATCGACGTGACATCAACAATAACGATGTGCCGCTCAGTCTGATTTCTCGTACAGATTATGCGATGCTTTCCAACAAATTTTCGACAGGCAAGTCCAATCAAGTTTTCTATGAGCCCACATTAACCAACGGAACGCTAAAAGTTTGGGTTGCCCCCGATTCTTCTAGCGATGTTATTCGTTTCTCATTTGAGCGTCCGTTTGAAGGATTCATATCACTAGCTGATAACCCAGATTTCCCAATCGAATGGGGTGAAGCCTTGATTTATAACCTCGCGTGGCGATTGGCTGTTGTTGACGCGCCTACCGAAACCTTAGACCGTTTATCTGCTTACGCAGCCGCCGCATTAAGTGCTGCAATGGGCTTTGACAAAGAAGTTGCATCGGTGATGTTTGCCCCGACTACGAGGTAACTAATGATTATTCCATTCGTTGGCGGCGCCGAAGAAACAAGATCACCCGATGTAAACAATCAACGCACTATCAATTGGTTTGTTGAGGTATCGGTGAGCAAAGACGGCGCAAAAGTGCCGATCGCTCTTTATCCGACGCCTGGGTCGATTATTTACTATGACTTTGATGCGGCTTAAATAACTATGAGCCTAATTACCGGCATTCGCGGCACATGCACGCAAAACACTTTTCTGTACGTGGTCTCAGGAAATAAGCTGTATCGCTATGATCAAGCCACGCCCGATGCTACACCAGCCGAATTAGAGATCGGCACGCTTCAAACCGCATATGGCGACGTTTCGATGGCGACCAATGGCACGCAAGTTTGTATCGTTGATGGTGTTACGGGTTATATCGCGACTGATATTGCCGACATGGAGGTGATTACTGACGCCGACTTTCCTGATGGCGTTGATACAGTAGTTGCGACTGACTCGGTATTCGTTGTTTGCCAAGACGGTGAGCGTGAAATTTATCAGTCAGACATTCTTGATGGGTTGTCATGGAATGGTTTGGCGGTAGCGACCAAAGAAGGCGCGCCCGACCCATTGCGCACGATCGTTGTAAGCCAACGTGAATTGTTATTGATTGGCTATTTAACCTCAGAAATTTGGGTTAATAACGGCGACTCAACGATTCTATTTCAACGCTCTGGGAATGCGTTTATTGAGGCCGGCGCTGCGGCTAAGCGATCCGTTGCAAAACTCGATTACACAATATTTTGGCTTGGCCAAGACGCGCGCGGACAAGGAATTGTTTGGCGTTTGCAAGGTTACAACCCAGTGCGCGTGAGCGATCATGCTATCGAATATTGGATTAATCAGGCCGACAGTCTTGAAGATGCGATCGGCTTCGCTTATCAGCAAGAAGGGCATTCGTATTACGTTCTCACGATTCCTGATCTTGACCAAACATTCGTTTATGACATTTCTTCGGATCGCTGGCATGAGAGAGCGTGGCGCGATCCATTATCAGGGTCGTTGAATCGCTGGCGCGCACAGAATCATGTATTTTTCGATGGTAAAAACATCATCGGTGATTGGGAAGACGGGAAGCTTTATGAGCTTGATTTAGATGTCTACCTGGATCGTGCAACGATTGACGGGAATGGTGATGCGACGGGTGATTTAATCCGGCGTGTTCGTGTTACACAAACTATTAACGACGATCAAAAAAAGATGTTTTTTAGTCGTTTGCAAATCGATATGCAAGTCGGGGTAGGTACTTATTCGCACAATGATGCAGTCAATCAGGCCGAAGACCCTCAAGTCATGCTGCGATACTCGGATGAGAATGGTAAAAATTGGAGTGATATTTTATATCACGAGCTCGGCAAAGCGGGCGAATCCGATACGCAGGTAGTTTTTTCTAATCTTGGGGCTGGATATAACCGCGTTTGGGAACTCAGTATTACTGATCCAGTAAAGGCAGTTGTTTTAGGCGCAAATGCACAACTCAGAAAGGGACGCGCTTAAATGGCAACGCCAATACCGCTTAATTTATTCCCGTCGAAAGTTTTTATTGGTGGGATCGAAAACGGGAAGGTCGATAGTCAGGGTCGCGTCACTGGTAATGTTTTAATCAGCAATGAATTTTTACGCGCGCTGCAATCATTGGTCGAGCGAGTGGGCGGTGCGTCTGGTACAGATACGGGGGGATCGGTGCCCGCTGGAACGAGTGGCGGCGTCGTTGGGTACGTCGGTACGAATGAGCTGCAATCTTCCGCATTGCTGAATACCAATGCAATTGTTCTGGGTGGTGGATCAGGCGCGACCCCAACTACCCCGATAGGTCTTGGCGCATCGAACCTTGTGCTGCACGGGAATGCCAGCGGAGCCCCATTCTGGGGTATCGTGACCGGCGCAGATATTACCCCTGCGGCGTTAACCAAAGTGGATGACACTAATGTCACGCTCACTCTTGGCGGAACGCCTACGGAGGCGTTAATCGCGGCAACGAGTTTAACGTTGGGATGGACGGGGCAGTTATCGGGTGAGCGCGGCGGCACCGGCGTAAACAACACAGGTAAGACTATTACGTTAGGCGGTAGCTTAACGACGGCAGGCGCATTCGATGCCACGTTTACGATGACGGGTGCGACTTCGGTAACATTCCCAACGTCAGGAACGCTGGCAACCGTTGCAGCAACTGTAACATCGATTACGGGCACGGCGGATCAGGTTTTAGCAAACGGAACCAGCGGTAGCGCAGAATTTGGAGCAGTCACTTTAACCCTGCCGCAAAGTATTGCCGCAACATCATCACCAACGTTTACGGGTTTAAATCTAAGCGGATTAACTGCATCGAAACTCGTTGCAACGGATGGCAGTAAGAATTTATCTAGCGCGGATTTGACGGGTGATGTAACTAGCTCTGGATTAGCAACCACAGTTGTAAAAATAAATGGTGTGGCGCTGGGAACAACCACGGCGACATCTGGGAATCTGTTGATCGGTTCGGGCACGGAATGGGTTACGAATGCGATGTCGGGTGACATTACAATCAACTCAACTGGGGTAACAGCAATTGGCGCGCTTAAAGTCACGAATGCGATGATTGCCAATAGCACGATTGATTTGACGACCAAAGTGACTGGGATTTTGCCTAACGCTAACACCACAGCCGCCAGCGCAAATACGGCATCGGCAATCGTAACGCGTGATAGCAACGGTGATTTTAGTGCCAGAACTATAACGATGCAGAATTTTTCCGTGAGTTTTTCCGGTGTTGTTCAGCCTCAAATCACTAGTACAACAAGCGGAAGTACCAATGCCGCTGATTTAGTATTGCAGCGCGGTGACGTAGCTAATGGCTATTGCAGAATTATTAATCGCGATAGCGGAGGGGTATTACGTTGGGCTTCGGGGATGTTTCTTGGAGATAGTACTTATAGAATTAACGATCAGCAAAATGCTATTGATGTTTTAACAATTACTGCGGGCGCAACTCCAATTACTACAATTGCTGGAACGGTAAATCTAACGGGTTTAACTGCTTCTAGTTTGGTTGCAACGGATAGCTCTAAAAATCTAACATCATCAACATCTAGTTTAAGCCCGACTTTCGCAGGATTAACAATTACCGGGACTGGCACTGTATCTGAAAGCATCACAACCACTACGACCGGAAGTGCTAACGCAGCTTTATTAAAGTTAACGCGTGGCGATCAAAGTAATGGCTTCGCGCAAGTTCGTCATTTTACGGGCGCGACCGAAAATTGGCGCGCTGGGACAATGGCGACATCGCCGGATTATGTGATCTATGATGCGGCGAATTCCCAGCGTCTATTAACGGCCACTCAAGGTGCGGATAATGCTGCGTTCGTCACGATCATACCAATAACGACTTCATCTTCTACGAGCACGGGCAGCTTAATCAATTCAGGCGGATTCGGTAATGCGGGTAACGCGCACATCGGCGGGACGATATTTGCGCCGAAGTTAACGCTGAATAATGCCGGGTCGATTGCTAGTCCGGCAGTTGGATTTTTAAGTGATGCAACGGGGATTTATCAGTACAGCGCAGGAGAGCTTGGGTTTGCGGCTAATGGCACATTTGTCGCACGCATGACTGACGCAATGGTGCAGTTTGCGCAACCGCACATCTTGAGATTGGAGAACATTGGGACAGTTAGCAGCGGAGCAAGCAACGCTCTTAATTTTGTCTATGTAGGTGGCAATGGCGCGCAGTTTTTTGATGCTGATGGATCGTTCACTTTTTTCCAAAATGTGAAACTTGATGCACGCACGGCGTCGCAAGCGGTGGTTACTGATGCGAGCAAGAATTTAGCCAGTCTTGAATATACTGCCAGCAATACTGCAAGCACGTTGGTGTTGCGTGATGGGAGTGGCAACTTTAGCGCGGGGACAATTACCGCGACTCTATCAGGCCCCGCATCATTGGTCACAACGGCAGCAGATACAAGCGATACCACCGCTTATGTGACGTTCGTCAATGCGTCAAGCGGCAATCAAGCGGTTAAACTCAATACCAATTTAATCTACAACTCAAGCTTGGGTTTGTTTGGTAATGGTGGGCAACCATCTTATGGATTCCATGCACAAGGTAATGACGGCAATGCTATTGTTTGCGCAGAAGCATTAGTGGGCGGAGCAAATTTAAGCGCTTATCTCTACTGTATTTCTAGTGGATCAATTAAATCAATTTTTGGCTATCGATCACTCACTGGATATACATCCATTTATCATAATGGTGCCTGGGATCAAGAATTTACTGGTACGCAAATCCTACTAAATAAAGCGGCCAAAATAACCGATACGACCGCATCAACATCAATTACTACTGGGTCTGGAATATTCGCTGGTGGCGTAGGGATTTCTGGGGCATTATTTGCTGATACCGCAGCAATTAAAACGGGGGGGAATGCTGCTGCTTATGACACCTGTTATCTGCAAGTGGGGCCGCAATCATCCGATATTGCATCTTATAGCCCCGAACTTTCTTCTACATGTTTTACATCAAAGACCACAAATGGCGGCTCAACTCCCGCCTCCCCTGAATCAGTTAGTGTGTGGATGCGTCAAGGTGTTGCTGGGCAAGCCTATGCGAATATCGCTGATTGGAAGCTTTCAAGAACTGCGAATGTAAGCACTAATGCAAATTCTAGGCTTACGCTTGGGTTAACAGGTGGGGCCGGAGATTCGACAACCACCACCGTTATGACTTGGGATAACCTAAATGGCGTAACCTCGGCTGCGATTGCGGGTACTTTGAACGTTTCCAGCACTATCACTTCCACGGGTTTTCTTGGGCCGATTTCAATGGCCGATGAAACCAGCGATACCACTTGTTTTCCGATGTTTTCAACTGCGAGCGGCTCGCAAACTTCGCAGCCGAAAACCGATCCAAATCTTACGTATAACTCGAGCACTGAAACGCTTGGGTTTACAAACGTGGCTTGCGACAACATCAACAATCGTCAGTTGGTACTCGATGCAAGCTGGACTGATGAGGGCGCAATTACATTTACTGGCGTAACGAGCAATCCAGGATATACCGCATCGACAAACAAGATTTTCTCGAAGCGTCTTGGCGATATTGTAATTCTTTGGTATCAATTCCAAATGTCGGCAACTGGCGCAATTGGCAGTGGTGACTATCTACTCAGTCTGCCTTACACCATGCATTCCGATATGCCGGTTTCAACAACTGCATCGGCAAGCGGCGAAAAAGTCGATTTTCCCAAATGCCAAATTGGCACAGGGTGGATTACAAATAATAGTGCGCGCGGTCAGATTCAAGCAATTGCTTACAGTACTACGAAATTTAGATTGGCAGCAACGGTAGCATTCAGTGGCTTGCGCATGTTCGGAAATGGATCGGCGGCAACTTATGACTTTGCCGCTGCAAACGTTGGGATCGGATTGCTGGTTATGTACCGCGTCAATAGTTGGGATCCTACGCAACGATTCTCATCGTTTACGGTCGCATAGGAGGCGATATGGCAACGCAAAACATGACATTTATTGAATTGCAGGGCAAGTATATTCAGACTTGCTACTACTACGCCGATAACATTTCGCCAGTTGATGATGTTGAAACATTTTGTCTAATCGAAGCGGTTGAAAATAAACATCCTGATGCCGGTGGTAAAGATCAACCGAACTACATTCAGTCGATTACACAATGGAATCACCCAAGCCAGCAACCTACTGATCTTGAGCTGATGACTTTTAATGTCGACACTGTTGAAAAATATTGGCAAGCAAATGTTATTCAGCCGTCTGACATTAAGCAGATTACTTACCCAAGTTATACGCAAGAAGAAATCGATAAGATCAGCACGAAAACATTATCGGAAGGCACGAATCCAATTTTTAATTCGTCGGTAAAGCGACTTCAAATTCTTATTGAAAATGAATGGCATGAAATTGTTACGAAACCAATCCTAAAGGGGGGGCTATGACGTTACTGGAATTGCAGGAAAATTATCTGAAGGCTTGTTTTTATTACGCGAGTTATGTGAACGGCTTCGATGCTCAGGTTGATGAAACCACTTTTTGCGAGATTGGGAGTGTTGAGAACGTTAATGCCGGGCAGCCAGGGGAGCCGAATAACCTTTACGTCATTACGACATGGAATCATTCAAGCGTGCAACCGACTGACGCGCAGTTAATGGCATATTCGGTTGCGCAGGTGCAGCAGTTTTGGCGTGTGATGGTTGACTTACCGACACTGATTAAGCTTAGTAGTCTGTTTAGAATTACTGAGGCCGAAAAAGTTCAGATCCACTCTTCAAAATTAGAGGATGGATTCTTTATATTCAATGAAACGAACGATGGAATCGAAGTTTACGTGAATGGAGCATGGAAATCCTTGGAGTTTTCTGGTAGTGCCCTATCCGTATATGTCGGGTCGGCTAGCAATGAATCGGTGTTAAAAATTAGTCCGAAATTTCTATGCACGACCGCAACCGTAAGTAATGGTGTTGCTGTATTCAATCTCACAGTGGATGGATTGGCGAATGGCGATGCTATTTTTGCAAATATCTATGACCAGTCGGTTAGATTTGAAATTAACAACGCGACCCATTCATATCGATGGAGTTGGACTATTTCAGCCGACAAGAAAACCCTGACGGCCACCGTGAATCAAGCAACATCGGTTTCAATATTGGGTATTCAGGTTTTGGGCGGATTGGCGCAAGCAACAAACGGAACTATCGTGAGATTGAATGTTTGCGGAGATTGAATGTAAATCCCGGCAAATTGCCTAAATAGCTTAAATCGAGTAATATCGCTAAGCCAATTCGGTAATTTACTTAATTTTAGGAATAAATATGGATTTTAATTTCAAACTTTCACAAGACAAATCGAATGTATTAGTCGAGGCATTGAATACTGATATTCGAGTTCGCACAGCATTGATTGTGGAATTGAATCAGCAAGCTAATGACCAATTCCAAGCCGCACAGAAAGCGCAAAAGGGTAATGTGGCAGTTGCGCAAGCTGAACCAGAAGGTAAGTCTCAAGAAGCTGTTGCGCAAGCGCAAGTTACTAAAAAAGCTTATACCGGAAAACCACGCGGCCCGAAGAAAAAAATTAAAGTTGCCGAAGCCGTTACTGTGCAGTAATCAGTTTCAACCCAAATCAAACCGCCCTCGTGGCGGTTTTTTTACGCCTATTTATTTTGGGATCAAAGTTTGATTACTTACCAAGTCGAAAAATGGGGTGCCATTGTTGATGAATTGTTACCTTTGTTTGAAAGGCATTACGAAGAGGTCGGACAAAAATCATTGCCTCTTGATATTGATTACGAAAAATATCGAATGATGGCTTATGCGGGGATTTTGCATGTAACGACCGTTCGCTATGAACGTAAATTGGTGGGTTACAACCTAACTATTCTTACGGGTGGATTGCACTACAAATCGTCGTTGCAAGCATTTAACGACATGCATTATTTGCTTCCCGAGTACCGAAAAGGCTACACATGGAGCAAATTGCTGGATTTTTTTGAAAAAGAGATGGTTGCGTTAGGCGTGAAATTGACCTTGACAGGGGTAAAAGCGATCAATGGCAAGTTCCCAAAAAGAAAAATATTAGAACGTCGAGGTTACGAGGCGTCTGAAATGCTATTTATAAAAAAAATTGGGGGTTAATATGGAAATTGCCGGCTCTTTGATTGGTGGGCTGTTTGCGTCTGATGCAGCAGAAAATGCGGCTGATACTCAGGCTCAATCTGAAAGGGAGAGTCTTGCTTTAAAAAAGCAAATGTATGAGCAACAACGGATTGATGCTGCGCCATTTCGCGAATTGAGTATTAGCGCGCTCGATCCATTAAAAGCGCTTGCAGGATTGTCGAGTACACAAACGCCGCAGCAAGTCATGATGCAAGACCCTGGCTATCAATGGCGGTTTGATGAAGGTAATAGAGGGATTCAATCGTCTGCGCTTTCCAAAGGGTTGCTGCAATCTGGACGAACCGCCAAAGATTTATTGAAATATTCCCAAGGATTAGCATCACAGGAATATGGCAATACATTCAATCGTCTTTCTGGACTTGCGGGCATTGGGCAATCTGCGGTCAATAGTGGTAATGCTTATGGCGCGAACTATGCCAATGCAGCGGGAGATTCGATGACAGGCGCGGCAAATGCGCGTGCGAGCGGATATATCGGTTCAGGAAATGCGATTAATAGCGCGATTGGTCAAGGGATTAATAGTTACAACCAGAATGAATGGATGAAACGATTGCCGCCCGCACAAAACGATTCATCTTGGAACCCAAGTAATTTTTACCAATTCGCTAATAACTACACTCCCGAAAATTACGGTTAAGGATTAACTATGCCAATCAACCCATCTATTGCATTGCAAGGTCGTCTACCTCAATTCGACAATCCGCTCGATACTTACGCAAAAATTTCTCAACTCCAAGGCGCGCAATCTCAAAATAAGTTGGCCGACTTGATGTACCGAGAAAAGGAGCGCGGTATTGCCGATGAATCAGCATTTAGAAATGCGCTTACGCAAGCGATGTCTAGCGGGAAATTTGACGAAAATTCGACAGCAGACCTGTACAAAGCATCGCCTGGATTAACTAATGCTTTTTTGAAGTCGCAGCAAGATATACAAAAGGCGAAAATGGAGCGCGCCAAAGAATATCTTACCCTCGCTAAGGGATATGCAACGCGTGTAATGGCAAACCCAACAACCGAGAGCGCTATTGCCGCGTTAACTGAGCTTCAAAATCAAAGCGGGATGGATCAATCAGCCGAGATTGCAAGGGTTAATGCAATGCAAGGTAACCCTGATGCTATTCGGCAATGGGCTACAGGGCACTCTGTCGAAGCGGATAAAATGTTGCCTAAGTTTGAAAAGTTTGAAACTGGCGGCGGCGTAAGCCTCGGAACAGTGAATCCTCTTACTGGGCAATACACGCAACAACAATCCGTACAAAAGACACAATCGCCGGATTCGATTGCGAGTAACGCGATATCGCGAGCCAATGCGGGGATGGTTGATGCGCGCATGAAGGAAGCCAATCAAGTCGCACGCGAGGCCAATGACACTAAGCGAGTCCAAGATTTGGAAATGAAAATCGGGGATGATTATCGCAACCAATCCAAAAACTTCAAAGATGTGAGCGATGCTTATAAACGGGTGCAATCGGCATTGCCGAGCGCCGAAACATCGCCGGCTGCAACTTTAGCCGCCGCAACTAGCTTTATGAAGTTACTTGATCCGGGTTCTGTTGTACGCGAAACCGAACTGGGCATGGCTTTGGCGGCATCGGGAGTTTTTGATCGGGCCACAAATTATTTTAATACCTTACAGCGCGGGCGTGTTTTGACGGGAAATCAAGTCAAAGACTTTAAAAAAATCACCGAAGATATTTATGCTGCGGCACAACAAGGGCAAAAACTTATTGACAAAAATTATGAAGCTCAAGCCAAGCAATATAAATTGCGACCAGAAATGATTATTCAGGACATTGGGCAAAATGCGCGCTCAATTGTGCGCACTGGAATGAGTAATGGGAAGAAGGTTGTTCAATATTCTGATGGATCGGTCGAATATGCCAATTAATCCAAATGAAGTGAAGTGGGATGCCCCAGAAAAAATAGATCCATCCAAAGTGAAATGGGATAATGAACCGCCAAAAAAAATAAATACTTTAGATCGCGTTAAAGCCGCATCGGCGGGTATGGGGCGAGGTGCCATAGATTTAGCCGGATTGCCAGTCGATGCTATGGCTAATACCATTGATTTAGGGAAAGCATTGGTTGGCGGTATTGGGAAATTTTCCGGGTTATTAACTACCGATCAAATGCCAACGATTGCAGATCGCAAAACAATTCCCGGTTCATCTGAATGGATTGCCGCAAAAGCCAATGATTTAGGCGCAGGTGGTGTAATCAATAATCCGAATCCACAGGATAAATGGTCGAGAATCTTATATGCTGGTGGCCGTGGTGCAGGCGCATCAATTATTCCAAGCCCAAGAGCGCTTGTATCGGGCGGACAGCAATTAGCAAATGCAGGTGCCGGTGCAACAAGTGGGTTAATTGGCGGGGCGGTTGCCGAAACGCCAGCATCAGAATATGCAACAGTCGCATCAATGCTCCCTCAATTATTGGCTAAAGGTGCATCTTCAGCGGTAAAGAGATCGGTTCGCGGTGACGAATCTGGCCGCCAGCAAATGGCGCAACGATTGCAGGATTTAGCCAATGCAGGTGTTGAAAATCCTACTGTCGGTTTGGCATCAGGCAATAAATTGGCTATGGGCGTTGAAAACCTATTAGCCAAAACGCCGGGCTCTATGGGGCCAATGGAACGCTCTAGAGAGGCTATGCGTGAAGGCTTGCAAGGGAAAATCAATTCCACAAGAGATTTGGCTTCGTTGGCTTATGGGGCAGATACCGCAGGACGATCAATCCAAAAAGATTTAAAAGGGAATTCAAACTCACCGGGTCTACAAAGCTTAAAGGAGAGAATCCAAGGAACTTATCAGAATTTGGCCGACAAAATCGACACTACTGTTCCGCAAGATGCGCGCTTTCCTATCAACGCAACGTTGGGCGCTCTTAATCAAGCCACAAATGTGAATCCACTTGCGCCTAAGTCAACAGAATTTTTTGTGCAAAGTCGATTGTCTGATTTGGCGAATCGAATTAAATCAGACACAACGGCATCTGAACCAGGAATTTATCAGCAACGCCCAGTCAATATTGGTTTGCCATTGTCGGCAATGAAGGAAATTAGAACCGGCATCGGCAAAGAGGCGGCATCAACGCTAATCAGCGGAACACCCGAACAAGCGGAATTTAAAAATTTGTATGGCGGATTATCTTCGGATATGGCAAATGCGGCAGGCATGGCGGATCGCGCAAAAGCGGGAGTGCCCGTGGGCCCATTGCAGTATAGCGATCAAGTCGCAGGAAACGCTTTAAACCGCGCGAATGATTTTTATCATGCTGGAATGAACCGTATTGATCGCGTACAACCTTTTGCAAACAAAGAAGCGCCCGAGCAAGCTTATACCTCATTGATCCAATCTGGAAAAGAGAATGTATCAACCTTACGCGCGGTTAAAAAGAGCATATCTGAAGAGACTCGATCAAAAATTGCCGCGACAACGATCGACCGTTTAGGACGTGCTAACCCAAGCAATCAAGATGATTTAGGAGAAAACTGGTCGCCTGAACGGTTTTTGACGAACTGGACTACTTTGAAACCAAAAGCTCGCGAAGAATTATTTTCTGGGTTTGGGAATGCGCAAGAAGTCAAGGCCGCGTTGGATGATGTCGCGCGTGCTGCAAGCATGTTGAGAACCAGCGATAAGGTTTTCTCTAATCCATCTGGTACGGCTTCTAATACAGCGGCTCGTAATTTGTTGGGTGGTGCAGCGGGCGCGGGCGGTATTATTGGCGGAGTCCCAGGCGCAGCAATTGGAGTCGGGTTAACTAGCGGCGCTATGGGCGGTTTGAATTCATTGGCGCGATTGATGAGCGGTGAGCCCATTATGGGAATGCAAACCAATGCGAACCAATGGTTGAGCCAAAGAAATGCGCCTACACCGCAATCAAATGCCAATATGCAATCTCAATTGCAAATTATGTTGCAACAACTCGCCTCACAAAAACAAGCACGCGATCCTAGAAATTACGAATGAACAAATAAATGCCGGTGGCGATGAGCCCAATAATAAAGATTGGCAATCCAATAAATAAAATTGGCATCATGATTTGTGAGGCAAGACTCACTTTATTTGAATTGTATAAAGGTTGACCGGCGGATGGCCGATTGTCGTATTGAGGTAATTTCATAACTAATATCCTTTTCCCCTTCATTGGGGATTTTTCATTTTAGGGGAACAAAAATGGCAGGTGGAATCGTAGTAAGTCCGGTATTTCAATTTTGTGGCGCTGATGGCCTGCCAATTTCTGGCGGCTTAGTTTATACGTATTTGGCTGGAACGACAACAGAAACAGAAACTTGGCAAGATGAAGCTTTGTCCGATGAAAACACAAATCCAATTGAATTGGATGTTAATGGACGTTGCATTATTTGGGGTGAGTCATTGACCAGTTATAAATTAGTCGTTCACGATGCTGATGATGTATTAGTTGTTGGTGCCGGTGCAGATAATGTTACATGCTTTGCTATGGAAACGTTAGTGACCGATACTCAACTATCTACTGAGCTAGAGGAATATGCTCGCTTAGATGGTGCCGCGTTTACTGGCGCAGTAACGTTTGCTGGGGCAGCGACATTTAACGACCCCGTAACAGTTAATGATACAGCAACATTCGTCGGCGCAGTAACGCTTCCGACGGCTACCACAATCGGGGGAGTTAATCCTCAAGCATCAAGAACTCAATCATTTCATACGCCCGGTACTTTTTCTTATGTGGCAAAAGCTACAACGACTTACATAACTGGGTCTGGTGGGGGCTCTGGTGGGGCATCTTCCGGTGGTGGTGCTGGTGGTGGTGCAGATGCAATAATTAAATATGGGGTTACGACAGTAGTCGGTACTACTTATACTGTAACCGTAGGTGCTGGCGGTGCTATAAACGGTGCCGGTGGGACAACATCTTTTGGTTCCCTCCTTGTATTGGCCGGCGGTCAGGCCCCATCCGGGGCAACCGATGGCGGAGAAGGAGGCCCAGGAGGGTCGCCGGGTGATAGCGGTACAGGGGGCGGAAGTATGTTTGGCGCTCCCGCAACTCAAGCAATGACGGGTAGGCTTTATGGTGGAGGCGGAACTCCAAATAAAGCCGGCGCTCAAGGCTTCTTGATCGCGGAATGGTAATGATGGATTTTTTTCTAAAGCGCAAGCACGGCACAAAAGGTTTTACGATTGGCCCATTATCGACCAAAGAAGGCGGTTATATTTGCTATATCTTGGAAGACGAAGAGCGTCCAATAAAAATACAAAATAAAACCGCTATTCCTTGTGGGCGCTATCAAATCATCATCAATCATTCAACGCGCTTTAATCGATTACTACCCTTGTTGCTTGATGTGCCGGGTTATACCGGCATTCGAATTCATAACGGTAGGCCAGTGACTACAGCGGCTGATACGAGCGGGTGCTTATTGCCTGGCGCTGACCCGAACTATAAAAAAGGCACTCTCGTTCGTTCAGATTACATTTTTGAGATAATTTTTAACTTAATCGATAAAGCGATTAAAGGCGGCGAGGAAGTATGGATCACGATTACATGAATTGGTTGTTGTTAGGGTCATTTGTCGCAATGATTTTGATTGTGTTTACGAGTCTTTTTATTAAAAACCATAGTAACAATAGTCAAATCTGCTTTGATGATTTATTGCTGGGCGCGGATGGCCGTATTAGCAAAACGGCGTGCGTGATGCTGGGTGCATTTGCGGTGACGACGTGGCTCTTGATCTATAAGGAGATAAACGGGAGCTCAAGTGAGGTTTATTTTACGTTGTACTGTGCGGCTTGGGTGACGCCAACGGTCACGAAAATCATCAAAGGAGAGCCATGATGTTTAATTTTGAAAATTTAACTGAGCGCATCTTTGGTGTGATTAGTGTTTGTGCGATCTGCCTGGGGATTGGGTTTATGACTGGGTATTTGGTAAAGCGGAAAAGTTGTGAATGGGAAAAACAAATCACGAAAATTGAAGCGCAAAAGGCATTGATCGATTCCAATCAAAAGGTGCGTGAAGTTGAAAAGAACTTGGCGGTATCGATCAATGACCAATCAAAAATAGAGAGGATGGCTAAAAGTGAACAAAAAAAGCATGCTACTGTTGTGTCTAAGTTGCGGTCTGGTTATGGGTTGCGCGTCTCAATCGACAAGAATGCCGGTGTTTCAAGATTGTCCGACGATGCCGCCGATTCCAATGGAAGTCATGAAACCAGTGCAACCGGATTTCTTGGAGAAGCTGACGCGGCGTTTCTTATTGCCGAAGCCGACCGCGCCAACGCCGTTGTCATCCAACTAACGCATTGTCAGGATGTTTTGCAAAAGACATTCAATGCACTTAGTTACCCCTTAGATTTAGATTATTTGCGTATCTCAACATCCGGCAGGATAGCGAGCGGTTTAAACACTACACGATAGTGATATTGGCTTGCTGCTACCGGCGCGATCTGCTCTGCGAAGTATGTTACGTTGTGAGAGAGCCCAAGAAAATGCTTTTTGTATTCAGTCGGCCCAGTTTTGCATGTGACCGCCACAGCGACGGTTTCTTCGGCGCTCCCAAGTGAACATAATCCTTCAATCACCAACATATACTCACCTGTGATGCCGTTGTAAAATACAATGCGCCGATTGACTTCAAAGTTATCAGCCGCCTTCGATAGATTGGCCGATGCAATATGTGCATCGCTACAGCCAGTGATGCTCAGTACAGCGGCCAACAAGCTTATGCAATAAATATTTCTCATTTCTTCTTCCTCTTAGCCATTCCAACTGATTTGCGTGCCACATCGAGCGCAATGGCGATCGCTTGTTTTCTGGGCTTATTCGAGGCAATTTCTTTCTTGACATTGGCTGAAATAATTGCTTTAGATGATCCTTTTTTTAACGGCATGATGCTCTCCTTTATGAGTTAAATTTATGATTTCTGCGACACGTTAGGCGATTGTGTTGTTGGTGACGACATGTTTTTGCCGATTTCTGCGGCACAACGAGTGATTGCTAAGCAAGCCGCCGCACAAATATCACAATTTGTTTCTGAGGCATCAACGGTAATGTAGATGCGATCTGGATTAAAAGTTTCGCCACTACCGCAGGCAGCATAAAAATCTCTTATATAAAGAGTAAGTCGCAGTTTAATTGCCAAACAAAATGCATCATCAAACTTTTCGAGCGGATTCCAACTGGGCGACGGGAGCTTGTCTGGACAATTAAATTCATAGCACCAATAGTCTGCCGCCTTGGCCGCTAAAGAAAGTAGTTCTGAGTCTTCGACGTGCTTATTCATTTCCAGTCCTTGAAAAATACCAGTGTTCAAGATTCAATGGATTTACACTACGCGTTTCGTCTATCACTTCGACTTGCCCGTCTGGGTCGACTTCTAAAATTACACCATAATCTTGACAAAGTTCGGTAAGTTCATCTATGAATGCATTGAATCTTTCGTTAGTCATCTTTTTCCTTTACGCCAAGGTATCTCCTTAACATGTAAGCGATGTCCATCGTTTTAGTATCTTCGGCATGTCCGCATATCGGGCATTGCCAAGAGCTAATTTCGAGTTCGTTTAACAAACATTCAAGCATTTCTCTATCTTGATTCACCAAATCAGAGCGCGTATATTCAACGCCATCATTAGATGGGATGTCTGATCGAACCCATATTTTCTCAGGCCATGTTTTTGCGTGTTTGTTCATCCCTTATCCCCCGCCATAGCCGCGTCTAAAGCCTCGATGAATGTTTTTCTATCATTAATTATTGGAATTGGTTTGTCCATATCGAAAACTATTCCACCTTGTCTCGCAATCCAATCGAGTCGTGCCTCATTTTTCTTGAGTTCGGTTTCAAGTTCGGTTATGCGGCTACCCATTGAATCAAATAATTTTTTCGCATTCTCTTGTGTTAAATCGAATGTCATTTCTTCAGTCATTTCCATTTCCCCAAATAAGCAACTAAAGCCGCCATCACGCGCGGATTTCCCCAACGTAGCCGTCCATTACCAAGCGTTCTGTACCATCCACCATTCTCACTGATGTGATATGCGAAGTATTTTGAGGGGATTTTCATTCAGCATCCGTTTTGTAAAATTTCCATTCGCCGGGACAAATGCCGGCGCGTTCGAAATTAGGCTCATAAACCTCGATCATTCCATTGCATTTGTCGAGCTCCACGAAAACATTATGTTTTACACATAACTCAGCCAGATCGCTCATAAACGCTTTGTATTTTTCTTCGGTCATTTCTTACTCTCTTTGGGATTTTCATTTGACATCCGTCGCATCGAAACCAAATTGACTCCAAGCAAATGGAATTCCATGGAATGGAAGATCTATTATTTCGATAGTATTGAAGTGAGCATATAATGCGACTTGATTTTTTTCGCAAAGTGCCTTTAGTTCGCTCATAAATATTTCGTATTTCTCTCTAGTCATCTCTTAATCTCTTTGGGATTTTCATTCGGCCAACAACGCACGATTACGCATTACATCAATGTTCTCAACTAAATTCTGTATTTTTGTTAAAGCCAAAACTTCCTTGTTGATTGCGTGCTTTGGCAAATCTCGCTTGGCCGCCTCATATATATCTAATAAATCAACAACAATATCCTCGTATAATATATGGAATATCTGATCGGCCAATTGTCTCCTGTAATAAGAAATTATTGTTTCGCGATCAACTCGAAACATTTTCATCTCATATTCGCCGATCTTTCTGGAAACATGAATTTGTAGAGTTGACCTTAAAACTGTATTGCCGTGACAGTCTACCTCCATGTCATTTTCAATTTTTTCCCTTAAATTCATTTCTTCCCCCTCATCTCCATGCAAAGGCGTGCGATCTCGAAAGCATCTTTTACGCAATCAGCGTCTTGGGAATGACTCGCCAACAATCCACTCAACGCATGCCCGACGAAGTGATCCTCGACGGTGATTATTGTTTTATCTTCACGCTCTTTTAATCGCCCAGCTTCATAGATCGCATTAACCATTTCGTTGAAACTTCCGGGATGGCGTCTAAATTTATTGCATTCTTCATCGGTTAGCATTGTTCTTCCTTACGTGCATTCTTTAAGGTTTCTATCAAAATTCTTGCTGATTGCCTTGCGTCGCATAGCGGGTTATGCTCAGGTAACTCATCAGGCAGCCTTTCATTCTTCTTTAATGGATCAAGACCATGAGCCAGGAGAATTGATGCCAAGTCATGCAATGGGTATGGGCCTTCCCATTCTCTTGATTCTGGGTAGTCGTCGACGCATTTTGCTAAAAACCTTGCCTCAACCGGCCATGAGCAATCAGCGATGAGTAGCGCTCCATCTTTTTCCCATATTTTCCAAGTCGCCCAAAAAAAATCACGCATTTCGCGTTGTGAACTAACGCGAACTACCGGCTTAAAATCATCCAAATAAGGTATATTTTTTTTACACCAGTCATGATTATCTGGTGTCCCGGCACACTTTGATTGATCGGAAACGATCAAAATCTCATCAAATACTGTGCCACTCTCATCAATAACAACGCATCCAACCGCAAATGCATCGCCATGCAGTCCGATTGATTCGACATCAAAAACTATGAATAGTTTCATTTAAAAATTCCTATTTTTCATTTTTAATTCTCATGCTCATTAGTGTGCCAATTAAAAAACTGCAACTCAAGGTTTTTCTCTTCAATAAATTTCATTGCGTCGCCTTTGGTTATTCCAATAATATTATTGATATTTTCAGAAATAAACTTCGCCTCAGATTCCGCGTCGGGGAATTCTATAACCACGGTGACGGTTTTCATGATTTATCCTTTTAAAAGTCACGTGATTTAATTTTTGCAATAATTCTTTCGCCGCCTCTGGTTTTTAATTCACATGCTGGACGAGCAACGATACCTTCCGCCGGGAAGTCGCCCCATTGAGAGTTAAACCCATTGGCTGCCATAATTTCAGCGTCGAATAGTGATCCTTGCCCTATGATTGGTACGACATCTAGTGCCAATGTTTTAGCTATATCGACAATGCTGTGACGTTCTAACCAATAGCCATTGATTAACACATCGAATAAAATAAAATCTTGGTCTTGTCGGTATCTGTCACCAACTTTTTGAATATTTTTCCCATAGCCCTCACCATAAAGTGTCACTGCGCCATCAAACTTTGAGCGAAATACATCGATCATCGGCAAAAATTTTTCATTTAATCGATTGGAAAGAATCGCTGGGATTTGACTATTCTCAGACCTTGCGCCGAAAGTAATTTTCTCGCCATCAAAATGAATACGAATATTTGTGCCATCAACTTTTTCCGTGAAAATCCATTTTGTATTTTGTAGATATTCAAACTCGGGTGTACTCCATTGCCCAAGGAGTAATTTTTTCGTTTTTAGGTCACGTTTGTAGATTGTTTGGATTTTGTTATATTCGATCATTAAAGCTTTCCTCCATATTAAAAATTCAACGTATCTTGTGCTCAAAAACCCGATGTTTCCACAATCGCCACTTCAAAAACAAGCGTGTGTGTTTGTCTGCTTCTTCAAAATTAAAGAAGAAGCGTGGAAAGCTATCCGCCCAATCTAAACCGATATTTCCATCAATATTGAGTTGGATGTGACCTCTATCGCAGTAGACTGGCCTGAGTGTTAAGAAGCAATGGACTTTATTGCCATCAGGATCGGTTACGAAAAGATTCTCAACTCCATAATCATCTAATACCCATTGTGCTTGATCGATTTCAAATAAGCCGTTTTTTTTATTCATCATCATTATGGAGCGATTCCAATATCCCAAGAATAGGTATTCACTCCTTCTTCCCCATAATTAAAGTCGCGAACAAATTTTTGATACTGTTCGCTTTCTCCAAATTTTTCATAGACATATGGCGACCCATTGCAATCGAACGCGTGTGTGACAATTATTGGGCATCCCGTAAGCGCTCTAACCATTTGGTCTATCGCCCATAATTTATGATGAGCTCCATCGGAGCTATTAAAAAATGCAATTTCAAGTGCTTTTTCAATGCGATCATATCCACTCATAATCTCTCTCTTTAAAAATTGTTGGTGACCGGAGCCGACCCGGCTTGTGGGTGAGCATGTTCGGACGTAGCTATGCATCAACGTTGCCCACACGTATCCTCTCTGCGCCTCGTCACTGCGCTAAACACCAACAATAGAGCCGGCTGGAATCGATACCAGCTCTCTGCTTGACTGTATGAGCTCATGAACGCAGAGTTTTACACATAACCACATTCATCCGTGGTGTGGCGTGAGCACTTCCTTGAGTACGGCGGCTCTATTGTTGATGCTAAATACCAACAAAGAAGGCGGCTGGTCATTACTCCAGCGCGGACATTACTATGACCTATGTCCCTTGTCAGCAAGGTACGCACGAACCGAGTAGCGCGCCTCTCATATTGATTTCTCGTTTTTGCGTTTCTATGATTTCAATGCCGCACCTTCTTTGTTGGCTCTCGTCTCTCCGAGATGTCACGTCTACTCCTTATGCTCACCAAAAGCCCGGTGGACGTTCACGTTGGGTACTTTACTACTGCATTGGCTCTATTACTAATAATTCATGGGGCTAGTCGCTACGCTAGCTTTATGCGAAAGACTGTTCCGATTTGACGGCTTTAGCTGCCCGTACAGAGGCGTCTTGCAATGTACTGTCGGTAAGACTCCTTCGGTTGCGTGTCTGCGATTCTCCACGCCGCCCATGAATTATTAGCCCTGGCACTTACCCGGCCAGGTTAGGTGTTGATGGCCGGCACTGATTTCCGGCATCACAGTATCGGGCTTTCGCTTCTTTTAGAATCAAATTCAAGGAGTGTGATTCGCAACTGTGTACACCCCTGAAATCATGCATCAGCCTGCACATTCATCAACACGGATGAGAGCTGCGAGGCTAATCTATTCATCAGACCTCCCACTAGCGAGGGGTAGCAAAACAGGATTTTTATTTCCTTAACTGACTTATTCCCAGCTCTCATGCGTTTTGATGCTAAGCACTTACGCGGCCTAGCTTACGTGTTGATGAATTTCAAACACGCTAGGAGTTGAACCTAATCCGGGTACCAGTGGGATTGAAGCCCACCCCGGCCATGGAATCCGTGCCATGCATTTCTGCACATTCATCAACACGACTGCGGCCTCCGGGCGCACCCCCAACTCTTCCGAAAGTTTGAGTGCTAAAGCCGCATGCGTGTTGATGCTAAGCACTTACGCGGCCTAGCTTACGTGTTAACACTGCGATACTTCCGCTACGACACCTCTTAAACGCTCATCGTGGGGTTCTCGGCAGAGGTTGAGGAGCCCCACAACTTTGTCGCTCACGAATTACGCCTCAATTGGCGATGTTAACAAGGAAGATGGCTGGGCTTGATACCAGCTAATAAGATGGATTCGAACCATCATCTTCCGTCAGCAGACGGTGCTTTCCCATTAAGCTATTACATTGTGCACAATGGATTTCTCGGCGCACATTACCGATCCCATTGCCGATACGTCCTTCCGTATTGCACCTTCCTTCTTGCCCCTCCTTTGCTGCGAAGGGCACTCCTAACATTCAGCCATCAATCTTCTCTTGACCACGCCCAGTAATTTTATAAACATCGCCGATTTTTGCAATGTAGCCCCGTTTAATGTAATAGCCAAACATGGTCTTGATTGAATCAAAAGTTACATTATTAAGTTGCGCAAATTTCCTGAGTTCATCAAGGCGGTCACCTTTGTTGTCATGCATGTAGTTTAGCAAGTCTTTCCAACGTGGCCGTGATTTAGATTTTTCCTTAATGAGGTTGTTTGCACTATCCACACGTCCGTTTTCTGGTTTCACAATAACAGTAGATTTTATTCCGGGTTTAATAAGAAGCGGGAAATTTCCTTTCAATGACTTTTTGGATGGTTTTTGTAATTCTTGATAAAGCGCCATCATCGCATCTAATTCCAAAGACGCAATAGATAAAACTTGTTCGGTTAAGTTTCTTTGCTTTATGAGACTATCGATTTGTTCTTCTTTCTGGGTAATACAAGCCGGCTTATTCATGGTGTTTCTTCCTTTGTAATTTGGTATTCTCTCTAGGTTGTTACTGGGCATTTCGATGGGTTGTCATTTTTGCATGGGGGCCTCCTCAACAATCATCCAGTCGTTGGCGAAGATGTCTTCGCTTTCCATATCCTCACTCCAATAACCAGATTCGTAACCATTCGCCTTCCAATATTCACGAGTTATTTTCGCACCCGCTTTCATCGCCTCCAACGCTTGCGAGAAACTCATGCCGGTTGTTGGTTTGAATTGATCTTTGAATTCTTCCGCATGCATCCATTCCTCTTCACCATCCGCATATTTAATTACATAGCCATCTGCGAATCCAATCATTCCGCCAATAGTCCATTCTAAGGCGCTTGCGTTTTTTGGCTCAGCATCAACAATTTGCGTTCTAATGTATTTAGGCATTTTTTATTCTTTTTAATGAGGAAAGCTTGGACTGCCAATAAGTGTTATAAGTCGCGCAAAACATCCATGCCATATTATTGCGAATTGCTATAATCTCTGATTGAGGTTTTCCGGTATAATGTTCTTCGGCAACAATATCCCCAACTTTCAGCGGTTGCTTGATGAGTTCGGAAATATGCGTTGTATCAATATAAAGCCTGACATCTCTATCGACCCCTACTTCCAAACGTATTTTTATCCTTTCGATATCTACAAATTCTTCAACAACCCCACGAATCACAACCTCATCCCCAACCTCAATCTCGCCTTCGTATTTTTTAGTCATTTTTTACTTTTCTAATATATTTTACTGGTTGCATAACACAAAACCGATCGCCTAGTCTTGCGGCGAATACCATTTTGTTGTAAATGCATAAAATCTCAAATTCACCGGAGTGATCGTGAGCAGTGATGAGGTCGCCAATCTTAAAATCAGCCTTAATCAATTCCGAAATTCTTTCTAATCCGACGCTTACGTACTGCCCCTCAATTTTTACGGAAATAGAGGTTTCATCAGTAAAGTTCATTACATTGTCCACCGTTCCGCGAATTAAAACTTCGTCGCCTTCTTCAATGTTTCCATCGAATTTTTTAGTCATTTTAAGGGCTCCCAAAGTTCCAATAAATGCTTAAGGCGTGGCTTTAAAAAGTCAATCACGTTCGGTTCGTCTGCCCTGCAAACCTCAACAAATGAATATTGGAATAGTCCTTTCCGTTGTCCCATCCAAAAAAGTTTTAGAACGCCATTCCTATAATTCTGATCGCCATTAAAATTAC